CTGTTACTGAAGGTACTCCCATTTTTTCTCCTAAACACCCGAAAAGATGCTACCTGATACACCCCAACCTAGGAGTGTCAGAGGGGCATCCTCATCGTCTTGTGTGAAAACTAATTGCATCATTTGAGCTTTGCGATGCATATTAAAAACAAATTCTTGCAGTGCTGGACCTGTCCAAAGTAAATTTGGAGAGGCGTTGCTTCCACTTGACCACACATAATTAATAGGTGCTGAAGCTCCCCATACTGTGCCAACGCCAAGCACTTCAAATGACTCTGTACCAGATTCTGCTAAGTCTAAATCAAACTTTGCCCCAAACTCAAACTGATAAGTATTGTCTCTTGCTTCTGCAAAAATCTTTGCTTTCTTATAAAGCTTAGTAACCATTGGCTGCGAAAACAAATATGGCCTACTAACCAATTTCATATAAATTGGCTTCTCAAGACCTGCGTCATAATCACTGGTGCCAGTATTCATCTTATAGTATTGACCAACTAAATCAGAAGACCCAAAATAAATATCAAGCCCCCCATTTGCAACAGCTTCAGTTTGAAAAAAACAACCCGCTTTTAATCCCGGGGCATTGGAGGCAACATCTTCTCCGGGCTCATAAGTTGTCCAACGAAACTGTGGATATTGTTGGTAATCGCCAACCAATGTTCTATCCGGATGCTGCGATGTCGTTGTTTTAAAAATTTGAATGTATACTCTGCGATTTTTGGTGTCATTAATAGCGGATAATCTATATGCGTTATTACCACTAAAATCGGAACTTTTAATAAGATTTTGAATCTGTGTTGCAATTGGCCTTACATTTTGCCCATCTGTTGCATACACATTATCTCGACCTAAAAAGATTAATTCGTCAAGAACTTGACATTGTGCGTGGTGAGATACAGCACCAGTCACTTCAGAAATTTCACGGTACACATATGTAACATTGTCATTGCTATTTCCTAAATCTGGTAACCCAACTTCTTCCAGTCTACCAACTGACCGCTCTTTTAAAATAATTGGAATGCCCTTGATTTGTGCGGCTCCAATTAAAGCATCGGCAGCACCATATTTACCCTCAACTGAAAATTCGTTTTGTACTGGAAAACTTTCTGGTAAAGGCCCGTTTAACCCAATTTTTGAAAACCTACCTCGATTTTGTTCAGGGTGAAAAACAAGCAATCGGTTTCTAGCAACAATTGGAAAGCGTGCTTTATTATAATCTGTATAAATTTCTAACCGAGTGTTATCTAGTGGTATTTGCTCAGATAGTAAAGCGTCATCGGATACGTCGGAAAGATAAGACGTTGTATTACCTGGCTCCGTACTTTCCAAAAATAGTATTGAACCATTTGCAACTGTTCTCCAAATTCGCGTCTGAATAGTTAAATGTGATAAATTTGCATTAGTATATAATGGATATCCAACAAGCGTTAACGTCACATTTTGATTTCCAGAAGTTGTACTTATGGTTGGAGATAACTCCGATGGACTGCTTTCAGCAATAAGTTGATTATTAAAATAAAATGCGTATGTATATGCATAAATATAATCGCCAACATTCAAGTCCGCACCGGCTGCAAGTGCGCCGGTTGGCGCTGCCGAAGGTGGAATAATACCTAAAGGCCTAGTGTTAACCCCATTACCTTCGTATACAAATGGTGTTTCGGGGTCTCCGGACCCATCTAAGTAAAATAACGAATCTCCTACTTGAGCAAATGACGGGCGTGCAATAGGATCTAAAACTAAATCTACGCCTAGGGGGTTTTTGAGGGGGGTAAAAAGGCCTAATTGGATCTTACCTACTTTAGCAGTCGTATTAGTATCAGTTAACTGTAGTAAAATTTCCGAAAATCCGACGCTTGTTTTATATTCTACGCCCTGTCTAACCGAGTATCCCGTTTGCGCATTAGCAATTGTAAACTGATTAAGATACCCATCGCGTTTAGTATAGCCTCCAGTGGTCCCAAGGTTAACATTTTTAGCTTCTCGGACATAACCGGAAGTTAAAAGGTTGATAGGCGAAGCCGTATCAAGCCCCTTAGCATCACTATACTCTAATTCTTCAACGTAATTAATCGTTGACATTTTAATCCCAAGGTCTAAATCCAGGAATATCTAGGAGTTCACCAATACCATCGTATTTAAACTCTTCCTGTGAACGTATTCTAGTATCCAATTCTAAGTCTGAATGGATGTCTTGTAAGATAATAGTCATTGCTTCTTGCTTTTTTTGTAAAGCTCGCTGATCATTTTCTCGATCAAGCGCCATAGCGATGACGTATTCAATAAAACCTTCTTGAAATCGGTAAGGAATTACTGGATACGTGCTACTATAACTATTCACATCAGGGGCAGCTGGTGTGATTTTACCATCTACTTTCAAAGTGGTATTCTTAAATGTAGGAGGCCAGATACGTATTCTATTGTCGCCAACAATCGCCCAGTAGGAGGGGGTGTCTGTATTTGCGCCATCGTTATTATCGGCGTCTAAGCGACGAATTTCTGTAATATCTACTTTTTTAAGTACGAGATTGTCGGTTTCACTGCGAATAATTTCGATATCATTAGCAGCCATGAAAAAACCTAGGGTTCCAACAGTTAAATCATATTCAGCTTGACCAGTTGTTACATTTAAACTAAGACCTGTCTTGTATAGAAATGACCAGGTATGCAGTTTGCAAAATCGAAACTCTGCTAGTGGGATTGTTTGTTCAACATAAGTACGAAAACTTGAACTTTCATTTCCAATATAGTTAACGACTCGTGCAACAATTTCACTATATAAAAATCCTTGAGTAATATTAGGCATCTGCTAACCTCTTTGCCATTTGAAGCTTACCGAAGTAGCTTGCTTTATCATAGTCTGATTCACCTAGTCCTCGGCATTCAAAAGCTTTTCTAATTTTTTCTAGGCTGGCTATATTTTTATTTTTTAATAGCATACCTAACGATCTCCAACCCATAACCGCTAATTTTGTATACTCCATATTAAATATATCATATTCTGGGATAAAGTCAAGACAAATCGCAGTTATATAGGTATCCATTTCCCCACGTTCTAAAGCGTCTAAGTAATCGGCATGTTTAGCATTTACAATATTTCTGTCTGTTTTTTGTACATTTACGTCAACGCGATATGCTTTTTTTAAATATAAAGGGCTAAACTTTAAACCATTTTCTCTAATAAATGGCTTACTAGTGTCAATATACAGTCTAGTGTCTATTCTTCGTAACTTGTATTGTAAGTCTGTTAGTAGCATTTTTGGTTGATTTAATGGTATTAAAGTAAACATTAAGAAGCAGGGAGGAGTTACCCCCTCCCTACCCATAGAACATTAGATTCCAGATGCTCCATTAATAGCGATAACTCGCTTTGAGCCAGCAGCAAGATACTTAGCCGCAAAGCCATGAATCTTGTAACCAACTGTAGCAAACTGATCCAAAGGATCGTTAGCTCCAGCTGAACCATGTCTCTTAACAAACATCTTCATAGCGTCGCCGTTAAGCTCCACTACTCCGAATGCTTCTTCGCCGATAACGAATGATTGGTGAACGTCAATTCCACCAGCTCCAGTTCCGACCGATGTTAACATCTTGTCAGAAACAAGGAAGCGCATTCCGTACATACGAGCAACTTCGCCATTTAGCAAAGGCTTGTTATCTACGTTTTTATTAATATCGAGCCAACCACCGGCTTGATCATAAACCATCAAGTCGTATTCAGCTCTTGGGTGTAGAACTACAACGTATTGTCCAGATTCGTGAGGTCCAATAAGATCGGCCTTTTGACGAATCATGGCTTCGATGAGTTCTTTGTGATTAATAACATCACCTGCTTGAATAGCAGCGAAGTTAGCTCTGTTGTTTACGTTCTGATTTGCACAGTTATTTGCGAGTTCAGAGACAATCAGTTCTTCAATTGTCTTAGAAGCAGCAATACCGAAACGCTCAGAGAGGTTTTCCAATACTGGATCGATTGCTGTATCTGACAATAAATCAGATACTTTAGCGAATTGCCCGTATTGTTGAATATCAGCTGTCACATTTGAGGTTGTGAAACTGGTATCGGATGGTGGAACTCCTTCAGTAGAAAGAGCCACAGTTGATCCTGGGATTGTGCTATAACGCAACCATTTAACTTGCTTGCCATTTCCTTTTGGAAGTCTTTGTTTTTTTCCAAGAGGCATAAGAACAAGACGAGGTTCTAGGGTTGACAATAGCTTTTTTTCATAGTACAAATGCAAATTTGCTGCATTTGACGTAGTTGTTGAAATAGCCATTTTTTACTCCTAATTGCTCATTCGTCAGAACGTCCAAGTGCTCGTCGCATTTCATCTAAGGACAAGCTTTCAAACGCTACCGACTTTTCTCCCTGTGAGAAAGCCGATTCAGATTG